CAAGTGGGCGACACGACCGACGCGGACATGCGGCAGATCGTTGGAATCCGTGACCCGATCAAGGACATTCCGTCGAGTCAGTCCGGCAAGGCGATCGCCCTGCAGCAGAGCGCGTCTGACATGGGTTCGTTCGCTTGGATCGACAACCTCAACGACTCGATCAACTGGTCCGACGAGATCATCCTCGATCTGATCCCGCACTACTACAGCCAGCGGCAGATGGTGGAGCTCACCGGTCGCGATGGGCAAGTCAAGACGGCGCTGATCAACGCGCACTACCACGATCCAGACCTCGACGAGTGGGTGAACCACAACCTCACGGAAGGCGAATACGGTGTGGTGCTGTCCACTGGCCCCAGCTTCGAAAGCCAGCGCAAGGAAGCGCAGTCGCTCCTGGTGGACCTGGCTGGGAAGTCGCAGGCAATCCAGGAAGTCGGTATGGACATGGTCGTCCGCACCATGGACTTCGACGGAGCGGACGCTCTGGCGGATCGCTTGCAAGCCACAATCCCGCCGAACATCCTCCAAGCCGGGCAGACGGGCGGAAACGCCCAGAGCAAGCTGGCAGCAGCTCAATCCCAGCTTCGCGAGATGCAGACCCAAGCGCAGCAGATGGACGAGCACATCAAGCAGCTGGACGCCCAGATCGCAAACCTGTCGCAGAAGGCTGACGGCACGCAAACGGATCTCCATCTAAAGGCGCGTGCCCAGGATCTGGATATGCAGAAGCACCAGGCCAGCCTCTCCGCGGACCTGCAGAAGCATCGCGAGACGCTGGCTATGCAGTCGCAGTCGCTGCAAGCCAAGACGAGCGTGGATATCGGTAAGATCATCGCGCAGGGGCAGAAGCATCGCGAGACGCTGGCGGCCCAGGATGACCGGGTCATCGCGCAAGCCCACGTAGATCAGACCCTCCAAGACCACAAAGCGGAGGATACGATCGTTGCATCCGCGCTCCACGAACGCCACGAAAGGAACGAAGTGTGAACGACGATGTCGAAACCATTGAGGCACCCACAGAAACCACCGAAGCGCCGGAAGGCTTGGCCGGAGCAGCGACCGAAGAGGCGCCCAAGGCCAAATTCGTCGGAGCGGAAGAGGAAGACGACGACCACGCCGAAGGAAAAGGCAACGCCGTCCCGCAGTGGCGCGTGAACGAGATTGCCCGCGAGCGCCGGGAAGCACGCGAGGAAGCTGCAGCCCTTCGCGCTCGGGTGCAGGAGCTGGAGGCCAAGGCATCCCGCCAAGCCCCGGAAGCATCCGAGCCCGACCCGAAGGATTACGCCAGCCTGCAGGAGTTCCTGGCAGCCCGTGACGCCCACCGGGAGAGCAAGATCCTGGAGAAGGCCAGCGAACAGCTCACCCAGCGCGAAGCTGCACGGGAGCAGCAAGCCCAGATCCAGCGCATCGCGTCCGACTTCGCTGGGAAGTTCGAAACCGCCAAGACCGAGAACCCCGACGTGGTCGCCGCCCGTGACCACGTTGACAACCTCATCAACACCGGGCGCTTGCAGATCCACCCGGCCATTGCCCGCGAGATCATGACGCATGAGGACGCGCCCCACCTGGTCTACGAGATCGCCACCAATCCGGCGCTGATGAAGACGCTCAGGTCAGGCGACATGGGCGCAAGCCTCAAGGCGATCTACCGCTTCCAGCACCAAGGAGGCAGGAAGGCTGCTGCAACCGGCGACGAGTCGCTCACCATGCCCACGACCGCACCTGCAGCGCCGAAGCGGCCCAGCGCCCCGGAAAGGGTGCCTTCTGGTGGTGGAGGTGGCGGATCGCCCTCGAATTTCTCCGACTACAAGGCATGGAGAGCAAAGCAGTAACGAGATTAGCGCCCCGCAAGGGCGCTTTTCTTTTGTGCTTGACGGAGGTGGTGATTATATTCTGACCAGGTTCGCCACCGTGACGGCGTTTTGCGGCTTCTGGAGTATTGCCCACCAGAGGACGGAGTAAGGGCAAAGACAGACTCATGCAAAACGCAAGGATTCCACGATGGCCACGACTCTTACCTCCCAGACGATCACCAACGAGGCGCTTCTCCAGTTCGAGAACTACCTCGTGGTGGCCAAGCACGCCGACTGGTCCTACTCTAAGGAGTTCAACAAGACCAGCAAGATCGGCCAGACCAAGTACATCCGCCGCCCCGTGCTGGCGCAGGTCCAGATCAACAACCTGGCCTATCCAACCGCAGTCACCGCTGGCGCGATCGCCGAAACTCAGGTTGCCTTGCAGGTCGGTACCACACTCACTGTCCCGATGACCTTCTCCGATACGGACATGACCTTCCGTATTCAGGACTTCTCGAAGCAGTTCATCACGACCGTCGTGGAGCAGATGGCGGCCTATTTCGACCTGTCGGTCTGTGATGCCGTGTCGAATGCTGGCGTCAACTACTTCAACCAGGGCGCGATTCAGCTCGGCTCGGGTGCCACCGCGCCCCAGTATTCTGGCGTCGCTGGCTGGGCTGTTGGCACCTACGGTACCGCCATCACCTCGGATACCCTGCTCAACGCCAAGCAGATCTTGGACGATTCCGCCTGCCCCAAGTCGGACCGTTACGGTGTTTTGACCCCGCTGGCCATGCGTCAGATCGCCAATGCCCAGATCACTCTGTACAACAGCCAGCAGAAGATCGGCAAGATCTACGACTCCGGCGAGCTGACCGGGTTCGCGAACATCGCGTGGGGCGAGTCGCAGTCTTGCGCCAACCACACCAACGGCGCCCAGGGCACTCTGGCAATCGGTGCTGGAACCCCCGTGCTGACCACTGGATGGGCTGAGACCGGATCGCTGACCGTGACCGCCACCGCGGGCGCAATCAAGGCTGGCGACAAGTTCACCGTGGCCGGTGTCTACTGGGTCAATCCTCTGACCCAGGCGCAGACCAGCAATCTGATCCAGTTCACGGCGATCGCTGATTGCATCATCGGCGTGACCACTGTTCCCGTCAGCCCTGCCCCGATCACGGGCGGAGCCTACAAGAACTGCTCGACCACTCCGGCATCCAAGACCGCAACGCTTGTTGGTGCAATCAACACCACCGGCCAGGAATCCTTCGTGTTCGGCAAGAAGGCCATTGCCCTTGCCGCCCCCGAACTGGAGACCCCTGCAGGCAAGGATCGTAGCTCGTTTGTGCGTTCCGACGACACCGGCATCGCCATCCGCTACATCCGCGAGTACGACTCCATCGGCGCCGCTCCCGGTGCATCGGGAGCTCCTGGCTGGGTGACTCGCCTTGACCTGTTCTACGGCTGCAAGATCGTCCGTCCCGAGTGGGTCGTGACCATCCGCAACTGACCGGTCCGGGCAGAACGTGGGGAGGCATTTCTCCCCTTTTCCTTTTCCTCTGAGGGGCGCATGGCGATCAAGGTCAACGACATTCTTGTGCAGGTGGCCAATGAGATCGGCATCGCCTCGGCAGGCAACGAGCTGGGGCCGGACGATGCGTCCGTGCTCCTTTTTTCGTTGAATGCGATCCGGAACAAGTGGGCGCTGGAGCTCCAGAATAATCGCCTGTTTGACAAGACATTCCAGGCCGTCACGATCACGGATGTGGTGATGATGGGAGAAGGCGGTAACATCCCGGAACGCCCCGCCGTGATCGACCAGATCACCATCGTCCAGGGCGCGCTGAATTGGCCGATCCCCATCCTCACGCTCGAGGAATACCGGACGATCTCCGTTCCAGCTACTGGCGGCATCCCGTGCGGTGCCTACGTAGACACCGAACTTCTGCAGTCGGTCCACCTGTTCCCGACGATGCAGCCCGGATGGGGTATTCGCGTGATCGGAAAGGCCTACCCGATACAGTACACCAACATCGCGAACAGCTGCGTTGACCTCCCAGAGATGTACAATGCGCTGGTCCTCAACGTCGCTGTTGACTGCGCTTCCAAGTTCGGACAGGCAGCCGGGGAAGGTTTGCAGATGCGCGCCCATTCCGCGATCAAGCACGTCCGCAACAACCAGTTCTTGCGCAACATGAAAGACCCGCACGCAGGGCCCTTTGATGGCGGCGGCATGCGCGGCAACATCTTCGGCGGCTTCCAGTGAGCCTCGGGACGATCCCGCTTGGCGATGCACCCTACGCGACCCCGTGGTATTCCGTGGGGCAAGAGAGGTGTGAGAACCTGTTCCTGGAATACAGCTCCAGCACCGGTGCGAAGGCGTCCTACTACTTCATCGGCATCCCCGGCCTTCGTCGCTTCGTGGCAGCCACCGCCAGCGTGACGAATCCATGCCGCGGGTCGCTCCTCACCAGCTCGGGCCGCGCCTTCATGGTGTTCGGTCGGTCCTTCCAAGAGATCACCCAGAGCGGCGCCCGCTCCTTTTTCGGCAATCTCGATTCCACGACAGGAACTGTCAAACTGGCGGAGAACGGCAAGCAGATCATCATTGTGGATGGCGCGTTTGGCTACATCTTCGACCTTTCCACGTCCACCTTCCAGCGGATCGCAGACGAATATTTCCCGGGCGGCACGACTACAGGCGGATTGGCTCCGACGCATGCCGAATGCATCGATACCTATTTCCTGGTGAACGCCCCCGGCACGAATCAGTACTACTGGTCGAATCCCTACTACGGCAACGATGACGGCAACGATTGGTCGGCTGCGGTCTTGCAAGGCTACTGGAATCCGCTCCGGTCCGGTGCGAAGATTGGGCGCCCCGACAACATCCTTGGCATGACGCAGGCGCAGTCCCAGCTGTGGCTGTTCGGCGCAAATTCGCTCGAGGTGCACTACGACACCGGCGACAGCCTTGGACAGCTCTTTGCGCGTTACAGCAACGCCATGGTGGACATCGGCTGCAGCGCCAAGCAGAGCCCCGCCAACTACGGTGCAAACGTGTTCTGGCTCGGATCCGACAAGACCGGAACGACCGGCGTCTTTTCGAACGATGGTCTCACGCCGAAGCGCATTTCGGTGCGCGGGATCGAGCAGCTGATCGACACCATGACCGACTCAACGGATTGCATCGGCTACTGTTCCTCGCAGGCAGGCCACACCTTCTACGTGATGTGGTTCCCATCGGCAGAGATGACGCTGGTGTACGATCTGACTACCGGCAAGTGGCACATGCGCACCTACCTGACTCCGGCTTCTGGCAGGCTTACGGCGTGGCATGGATCGTACCCCATCGAGGCGTACGGGAAGAACCTTTGGGGCAACCTGGCTTCGGATGCCGTCTACCAGACCGACATGGCGTACTACCAGAACGACGCGCCAACCGGTGACGGCGTGGACTACATTAAGGCCGTCAAGACTGTCCCGATCGTGTTTGCCAATGGCGTGCGCGTGCGGCACAGCTCGATCCAGCCCATGTTCCAACAGGGCGTTGGCGTGGTGACCGGATACACCCCAGGCACCAGCGAAACGGACCCGATGCAGGCCTTCGGACGTTACCCGCAGTGCGCAATCGCAGCATCTGACGACGGAGGCGCAAGCTACGGGAACGAGCTTTTCGCCCCCCTTGGGCCGTTGGGTGAGACGACCAACCGAACGATTCGCAGGCGCCTTGGGCTGAGTCGAAACAGGGTGTACCGGTTCACGGTGACGGATCCTGTCCGGCGCATCTTCGTGGGGTGCATCGCTGACATGACTTTGGGGGCAAATTGATGCCGATGCCGATTCATATCCGCAACCCAGACGGAACGCCGTACCAGATCCAATCCGTGGTCACACCATCGCGCAAGCTGTCCCAGGAAGAATTGTACAGGGCCGGGGCAATCACCGCTAAAGAATACCTCTCGCGCACCGGTCGCCTGCAGCCTGTTGGCGGGTTGGCTTCCGCACTGATGCCGCGTACAGTTCGACCCCATGCAAATAAAATCCGCCACAGGAAACCGTGGCACGTTCGACCCGACCGATCCAAATATCACGCATTTCGCAGGAGGCCCAGCCTATCCGCAATCGCTCGCAAGTATTGCGGCGAGCCGGATCGTCAATTCTGGCAAGCAAGCTGCAGCCATGAAAGCGCAAGAACAATGAAAACCCAAAAAGCGCCCATCTTAACGCCATTCCTGGCGGACGTGAAGGCCGGAACGCTGGCCCCGGCATGGCTTCGGTGGCTACATGACCTGTCCACCGCATGGTTCACAGCCAACACCCCCGCGCCATGCACAGCAGCCGACCGCGCGCCTGTGAGCGACACCGCTTTCGTCCTGGTCGGCAACCTCTGCACGATCCAAGCCAAGCCAGCGGAAACGGTGGAAATCCTCCTTCCGCAGCTGCCCATGATCGACTTCGAATACTGGGACGGCACAGCGTGGACCGCCGTCGCAGCGGGCGCAAAAACGCTATCTTTGGTGGGCGGGAAGGCCGTCACCATCACCTACATCTACCGAAACGAGGGGAACTGATGGGCGCAGCATCGAGCGCAGGATCTGGAGTAATGAGCGGAGTCGCCGCAGGGTCCGCGCTTGGGCCGTGGGGCGCAGCGGCGGGCGGTCTTGTGGGCGGTCTTGCTGGGCTCGTTGGCGGCATGTCTGCAGATAGCGATCTCCAGAAGGCGCGCAAGCTCTACGGGCAGCGGGCGCAACAGGGAATTGATCAACTCCAGGCGGGGCGCTCTGAGGCCCAAGGAAACTACGCGCCCATCATCGCGGGCGGAAAATCGAGCTACCAGCAGGCCCAGGACCTGGTCGCCCAGCGCAAACAGGCCGCGCAGCCGGGTTACAATCCGATCACGGCCGACAGCGCAGACCCTTACCTGGCCAAGATGTCCGACTACGGGCAGAAGCAAAGCCAGCAGGCGATGCAGACAAGCGCACTGGCTAAAGGTGGCATGGGCGGCGGCTTCTTAAAAGCGCTTTCGAACAACGCCCAGGACTACGCCGCAACCAAGTACCAGCAGGCCCAGCAGATGGCCCAGGGCGCCAATGCGCAGAACTTCGGGCAGGAGCAGCAGATCTACGGCAACCAGACCGCCTACGACGAATCCCAGATCAACAACACCCAGGCCAACGCCAACGCAGGCCTTGCGGGGCTGTCCAACTACTCCGGCCTCGCTGCGAACTATGACTCGGGCGTGAACAGCGCCTACGAGAATTGGGGGGCTTCGGACGCTGGCATCCTCGGATCCATGGCCAAGAACACCAACGACACAGCGCAGACCACCGGCAGCGGCCTTGCTGGAATGGCGGCAAGCGCTGCGGACTACTTCGGAAAGAAGAAGACCGGAAAGGCGGTTGACTGATGTCTGTCGGATTCATGAATGTGAACCAGCCGTGGAACGTACAGGGCGAAGTCGCGGCGGCGCAGGCCCAGCGGCAACAGGCCGCAACCGGCTACCAGCAGGAGCAGGCCCAGGCGATCCAGAACCAGAACGCAGGCTATGCCCAGCAGATGGACCGGGCGGCCAATGATGCGTTCGCGGAATCGCTGGACGAGCGCGGCCGGCCGAATGCCGACAAGTACATCGCCGGGCTCAAGAAGCGCGGCGCATTCGATCCTGCGCACGCTTCCGGAGCTTACCAGTACC